AGACTATAGCTGGTACTGGTGCTTGATCACCAGAGTTCATAGTAAAAGACCAACTTGTAAGTTCAAAAGTTTTACTTGAAAAACCTAATCTTGAATTAGTAATTTGCACCGTATCACCAATATCTAACTGAAAAGCATTTAAATCAAAAGTTGCCACCATACTGATTTGTTGTCTAGCTTTTTGTAATTGTATTTTTGCTAGTCTTTGGACTGTTGTTGATGATGTTGTAAATGGAAAATTAAATTCGCCAAATATTCTTTCACTATTATCTTCTGTTTCAAATGTACTGCTTGTAAGAATAGGATAGTCTTGTGGTTGATAATTATTTGATGGTTCAGAATATAATCCTTTTACTGCATTAAATAATTCTTTTTTACTAACTCTTGTATTTAATGTTATACCACTTCTAAAGTGTTGTTCACTTAATGTAACTGTTGGTGTTGAATATACTGCCGCCCTAAGTTTAAATTGTCCATTCGAATAAATTAAATTACCTGCTATAGAAGATAACATATTCTCTATAATATTTTTAGGTGATTGCTTTAATTCAAAAGAACCATTTAGTGTAAATCTATCTTCTGTACCACTTGATAATGTAACATCTTCATCACAAGTATTTGCCACTGCTTGAAAATTAGTATCATTTATTTCTGATGCATCTGCATCTAAACCATAATTACTATCTAAAAGATAATCTCTTATACATAAAGCTGGGTTAGATGAAAAAGCTGTCGTAGAAGTTCTTGGATCAAATACTTTTTTACCTTGTACTTCAAAAGAAATATTAGGAACACCATTAGGGTAAACATCAGAGTCAAAATTTAATCTTACATAAACATAAGCAACACCTCTAAGTCTGTGGTTGGTTGTCCATTGTGTTATTTCAGAAACTAAATCTGCATCAGCTACTTGTGCATCTGCTCCTAAATGTTTTTTTATTCTAGCTTTACCTTCATATTCATTACCTGATGATGGAAATAATCTTGCAATACCATTACTATCAGAACCATCTTGCGTTAATGGTACTTCATCTTCGTTAAAAAATATTTTTGTAAAAGAATTTACTTCATGACCAGCTACAGCAATAACTAAATGTAAAAAGTCATTATTACTTGTTGTTTCTGCATAAACAATAGTACCACCAACTCTTGTCTTACCATAAATAATTCTATGTGGGTTTATTGCACCTTTTGTAGTTACTGTAGTTCCGCTTTGTAAACTCGTACCAATTTCTGGTATATTTAGGTCTGGTGCTAATTTTTGACTTATAGCTGATAAAACTAATTGTGTTCCAGCAGTAGTTACAAAAGTTCCTACTATACCTGCCATAGTTCCTGTAAAACCTAGCCCTTTACCTACACTTACTGCAAAACCTGATGGACCTACTGCACCAATAGCTACAAAACCAGTTGCTATAGCACCTACTATTAAAGCTGTTTTGACTGTTTTACTTCCCATTATTCTATTCTCCAAGCAATACTACATTTATTTGTAGGTACATTTTCCTGTCCAGTTTTAAATTTAAAGATGGATTGTTCACCCTGACAGATGCCCATTGTACCACCTAGTTCTTCTTTTGTTTCTAAAAAAACTATATCTCCTCGTCTGGCAAAATTAGTATGTATTTCTTTAAAATTATTTTCTTTAGCTATATCTTTTGCTATATCTAATAAATCTTTTTTATTAAGTTCTGTTATAATTTTTTTTGCGTCTTTAATAGAACCATAAGGTAAATCAAAAACTTTTTTACCTACAATAGTTTCAATACCACCTAAAACAAAATTCACACAATCAGCTTTACCATATCTAAATTTTTTATTAGATGACTTTACTATATAATTTGATAATTTTGTGTCCCAGTTTTCTACTCTCATTATGACCCCTTTTTACCCCATATAATTTCTTTATCTTGTAAATCAGGAACAAACTCAAAACCTAGATCACCTGTAAATCTATTTTGTTGATCTTCGTGTGTAAATCTTCTTTCTTTTGGTCTATCAAATACAATTAATCTATTTTCTATATTAAGAGTTATAGAAGCTGTTTCAGAACCCTCATCAATCTTCATAATATCCATTTTGCCTTTAAATAAAGTATAAACATCTGAAACGACAGATTTATTAGTATCAAATAAACCTAAATAAATACTTGCATTTCTATTTGTATATAATGCACTTAAAGCGGCAGATATGAGAGAAGATTTTATTCCTGTTAAACTTAAACTTGCACCGATTGCTTCTACTTGATCACTTTCACCAATAGGACTAACACTAATTAAATCACCTAGTCCAGTAAAAGTATTAGAGGAACCACCAGCTGTCATAGTTATATCACCATAACCATTCCAAAAATACAAAGTACCTGTACTAAAAGCTAGTTCACAAGCAAAAAAAGGTCTTACTACTTGACTCTTAATAGCATTATTAAATGCAGTTGTTATTGATCGTGCCATAATTTACTCCAATATAAATTAATAGAAGAATTAAAATAAATATGTATAATAGTTCATCTTTTTTATTCATGTATTTTTAATATTTTTTTTCTTCCTTGATAAATTTCTGTTGTTGCTTTTACTTTTTTACAAGAAAATTGTACTCTTTCTGGTCGTACTTGCCTTTCAGCAATTCTCTTAGATCGTAAACATTCACTCATTTTTTCTTTATAAGTATGCTCAATCATATTTCCGTTTAACATCATTATCAAAGCTACTACTGCCTCTGTCATTGTTTATAACTCCCATTATCTCTCACTTTATCTTTTAAAATTTCTAATTGTTCTGATAGTTTGTCTACATCTTTAATTAATCTTTCTATATTAACTTTGTTGTGCATCATTTCATCTACCCTTGTTGTTAGTTTTTCTATTTCAACAATACTATCCTCAATTAATAAAAATTGTTCACTATCTGCTGGTAAAGAACCCATTTCTCCTCTTGGCCATTTTATTCTAAACTCAGTATTTTTTTCTAAATCAGCTAACATTAACTTTCCATTCGTCTCGATGATATTTAATCTTTCTATAATTCCAAAGTATGCCCAAACACCTACAGCTACAGCACCAATAATAGATATTAAATTTCTTAATGGTAGTTGAACATTTGTATTTTCACTTACTTTTAATTTACTCATTATAATGACTCCGAAGCTGACAAGGTTATGCCATATTTACTTATTTGGTCAGTATCCCAACCTGTTTCATTACTATCTAATCTCATTATAGTTGTTGTATTTGTATATGTAACTGTTGCATCATCAGCAATAGTTTCTATACCTTGTCTTAATGCTGGTTCTATTCTTACATTAGCTTCGCCAGAACCATTACTTGTTACATCTTCTGTAACCATATAAAGGTAAGAACCTATCTGTATATAATCACCAGCTTTAAAAACATTACTTGTACTATTAGCAAAGCCATCTAAAGCTACTTGGTTTCCTGTTTGACTTGCTCCATTGACTCTAATAGTTCCTGTAGCAACACCTTGTATTGTTTTTCTATCTTGATCGCCGATTTTAAATGTACCTCGTCTACCTCTTAGTTGTAAAAGAAAAGCTAAAACTACTGCCGCTTTATCTTTTAACATTGGCGGAAAAGTAATTTGAGTAGACCATATCTCACCCTCATGTTGAAATACTTGTTCTTGACCTGTAAATGGTGAAGCAGAAACTGCAACTGTTCTAGTTAAAGCAAATCTTTGTGTTTTAATTCCAGAAACTGTTGGAAAAGTTAATGGGTATGATGGTGTAAAAACTGCCATAATTATCCTCCGAATGCTTTTGCAAATTTACCACCTCTTAATTTAGCATCACTTACCGCAGATAAAGTTGATTGTTGTATCGTTGGTAATAAGTTAGCTATTTCACTTCTTACTGTATTAGTTACACCTAAAGCAAAGTTTAGATTTTGATTTATTACTACTTGTTGTCCACCGCCCATTTTTCCTGGTGTTAAACTACTTGGTGTTATAGAACCAGCAGTTCTTGGGACAAATAATTCTGGTCCTCTTTCACCAACTAATGCTGGTCTATTAGCTTGTATAGAACCACCTGTAGCAAAACTACCCTCTGTTGCTGTAGTAGCACCTCCACCACCAGTCATTATTTGAAATACTCTACCTAAAGATAATCCACCTGTTGCTTGTCCAGTTAAAGCACCAGTTATTGCTTTTTTAACTCTATCTAAAATTAAAACTTGTATTATTGTTTTTTGTATGTCTTGTACTAATATTCTTAGTATGGCTTTAAAATCTAATGCTTCTATTTTACCTTCAACAAAAGCATCTGAAATAGTTTTACCTAGTTTTTCAAAAGCACCACCTACACCCTCAGCAACTCCTTGTAGTCTTTCAAATCTTTCTATTTCTTCTACTTGTTGTTTAGCAAGTTCTAATCTAGTATTTCTTTGTTGAGATAAAATATCAGCTATTTTTCTTTGTGCTTCTGGTCCTCTACCAAGTTTGGATTCTAAAGATGCTCTTAATTTTTCTAAATCAGCTATTGCTCTTAATTCTGCTCTAGTTTTACCTAGTTTAAATATTTCTTGGTTTCTACTTCTATTTATTTTTAAAAGTGATTCTGTTGTAATTTTAGCTGACTTATCTTCAAATGTGGGTTTAGCTTGAATTGCATTAATTGCATTTCTAATTTTTACTTGTCTCTCTAGTTCTTTATTAAGTGCTTCTTCAGCATCTTTTACTTTTGTTCCTTTACCTCTTGTTCTTGATTCTGTAAGTCTGTCAAATGCTTCTCTAGCAAGTTCTACCCTTAATTCTTGTTCTCTAAATGCTTCATTTAAACCCTCTATTGTTTTTGGTAATCTTTCTTCTTCAGGAATAAATAAAGCAAATGCCGCCGCAAGAGCATTTAATACACCTGTAAGTGCAGATACAATGGCTTTACCTATTGTAGCTTTTTCAAAAAATAAAGTTATGTTTTCTCCCAATGTATCAAAAGCACCAGCTAATCCACCTGCTGCACCTTCTCCAGCACCACCTACTTGTTCTCTTAATGCTTTTAAAATTAATTCTTGTGCTTTAGCTTGTTGTCCTGTCAAAGATAAAACTTTAATTTGTTCTTTTTGACTTTCTGAAAAAGATACACCAACTCGTCTTAAAGAAGCTAAACCAACTTCTGGTTCTTCTAATGCTTTTCCTAATTGTGTTGCCGCAGTAGTAATACTACCAAAACCAACTGCCGCTAAATCTTGTGATAATTTTAAAACTTCTCCGAATGTATCACCACTAATAGATTTAAAAGTTAATAATATACCTGCCGCATCTCTTGCACCTTGAACACTCGCTAATGTATTTCTACCAATAGATACTGCAAGTTCTTCTATATCTTCTGCTGTTTGTCCTGCCGCAAAACCTGTTGCTTTTAATAATGCTTCTAATTTTAATGCTTGTGATTCTGCTTTTGCCCCTGCCGCAACAAATTTACCTATTGCAACTGCCGCTAGAGTAAAACCTCCTAATAAAAGCAGAAGTTTACCACTTACTCTACCTGTAATTGCACCAATAGCATTTAATCTTCCAGCTACTGGGCCAAGTGGACCTTGTACTGCTGCAATCGAACCTGCAACATTTCGTAATCTTTCTTGAAAACCTTTTTGTCCAGCAGATACTTTATCAGTAGTTTTTTTAAACTGAGTTAGTTTCTTTCTACTGCCATCAATTTTATTCTTAAAATCTTTAGCATTAGCTTGAAGCTGTACTGATATTGTTGTTAAATTTGTTGCCATTAGTCTGGAAATCTCCTCATTAAATCTTTCATTTCATCTTTTAGCACAGGACTATTTCTTTTGCCACCTTTAGTTAGCATAAATCCATTTACCGCAGAAACAAATTCTCTCGGTGATAAATCCCAAAATGTAGCTGGTGTCATGCGAAGAACACCTAATCCTATTTCTAGGTATTCTTGGATTGGGTATCTTTCTGAATGTTCTCCGCTTGTACTAAAGGGTTGTCATCACCCTTATTATCTCCAGTAAATGCTGAAGCTAATACTATTCCAGCTAATTCAGATGATTTAATAAGTCCTGACTTCATCATAGCATCACCAACTGACTCACGAATTATATTAGTTCCTGCACCTAATAAACCCTCGTGAAGTATTATTAGAAGTTCTTTGAATGAATATTTACCAGCAGACATGTCTTGTGTAAGCTGAATTATTGACTTATTTGTTTTATTTTCTATGTTTACTATTGACTCAAAAGTAAGTTTAAAAGTTCTTTCTTTATCCCCTAAATTACCTTTTATTTCACCCTTGTATTGGTTCATTATCATCTCCTAGTGCTTTTTTTAGTTTTCTCTTTGTTTGTATTGACTTTTTAAGTTCTCCAGTATCATCTTTGATACAATGAAGTTCTGCTCTACTTGTCGTTATTAGAATTTTTTGCACTATTAGATTTTGATATGAATCAACTATTACTTTGTCAAGTGGAC